GGATAACCATTGTCTACAAGTTTTGTTGCAGCATTAACACCAGCCACACCGGCTCCTACAATTACGATTTTTTCCATTTATTATATTTTACCTTGATTTTTATTGATTGAATATACGAACAAAAAATGTGGCCCCCAAATTGGAGGCCACAGATCTCAAAATTTATTTTTAAAGCGACTGGCTATGAATCAGTCTATAAAGAATTATACTACTGGAATAACTCCATACGGTCCATTTAATGTATTATCGGCATATGTCATAAATCCACCCTTTGCAAATAATGAAGTGTTTTGATCCATAAAATCATTTGCAAAATCTCCGGCAAAATTAACTCCTCCCACTGAATCATAATTCTGCATTCTTTCTGTGAGACCTCCTACTAATGCATTTATTGCATCTCCAGAATTAGGATTTCCTATATCTCCATTATTAAATTCAACTGTAAAAGCTTCAATTAAGCCAGTATGGTTTATTGGAGCTATATCTTTATGGGGACAATAAATAGTAAATTGAGCATTGAAGGGGGATGCTTCGTTGAATTTTATTAATGGTTGCATTCTACCCTTATAAACTAAAAGTGTATTATCATTTCTAATTTCAAAAGCTGTTGCTAAATTAGCATCCGTAGGAAATCCTACAAATAATGAAACATTATCGTTTGTGATTAAATTTAAAGGGATAACGTTTTGATCAACATAATAATTATAAATACTTGTAATGCCTGGGAGGGCAGTGCGAATGTCTCCTTGATCTGTGGGAGTATCGACTATCCAATGTGAATTTACGGAACCAACTACTATTGGTTGGGTTCCTCCTGCTAATGATAATGCGCTCCAGTTGGCCATTGATTTGGGGTGTTTTTAATGTTTATTATAAATATAAAAAATAATTTATTCTTTGATAATTTTTAAAATAAGTTTACCTTCTCCTTTATGTACTCTATGCCAATCATGTTTTGGAATAGTAATTGTCATTTTTGGTTCTAAATCCAGAGGTAATTTATTATCATACTGAAATTTCCAGTTTTTACCTGCTTCTAGAACTTCAACAATTCTATCTTCATCATCACGATGCCACATTAATTCAATGGGGTCAATATTTTCATCAAATTCTCTAATTACGTACTTGTTATTGATTTCTAAATCAATATAAGGACGATCACCAGAATCCTGAGAAGCTTGATTTGAGTCCGAGTAATTTTGCATAACGAGGTAATCTACAAGACCAATATGATGCCTTTGTTCTGTCATTCCTAGTTGAACACTTATGTCTTTTGGCAAATGCTTGTCTTGCTTTTGGATTATTAATTTTTGCTTTCAAACCACCGGAACCAAAACGTACTGTTTTAATGCGTTTAGTTTTAGGGTCGCGAACGTATACTTTGTAAGCTTTACCGCCTGCGGTATCGCGCATTGGTTTTCCAATTGGTGGGTCTTTCTTTTTAGCTTTGGCTTCATTTAGATCAAGATACTCATCTTCCATAATGAAATCTAGAGGAACGCGAGTACCATCTTCTAAAATACCAAATTCACCTAAATTTGTTTCAGTTAAGATAGCTAAATCATCAGCGTTAGTAATCTCAATAATGCCACGAGAATAGAATGAACGTGCTTCTGCCCATAAATTAAAATAATTTGATGAACCAGCACGATATAAATGTTCTGTAAGCGGTTTATTATTGTCTATATGGTATTTTAATCCCTCAGACAATATCTCACGCGGTGCTACACTTTCATTAAGCATTAACGCCGGTTTTTTTGTTTCACAAGTATTACATCCGCAGCTACACATAATTATAAATATTAAGAAATTGCTTCATCATATGAAATTTCCATTCTGTTTCCTGTAATAGCTCCATCTTTATAGGCATGGTCTCTATTGTAAACAATAGGACGTAAACCATTAGTTGCTGTACGAGTAACATCATGTCTAACTACTAAAATTGGTTCTAAATCGGTATCTTCAATATCAGATAGGTCTGAAGCTATAAATCCAGAATCAATTGTTAGGATATCATTTTCAAATTTGAAATCGTTTTTTGTAAATGTTTTTTTAACTACTACTGTTTTAGGATCATCTGTACCAAATACAATAGATTCGGTTTCATTGTTAGGTAAATCAGTAATAATAATACCACTATAATCTTGACCCGTTGATGGGTTAGTTAAACGGTAAATGTCAGTTTTTTCAGTTGGACGTAAACCTAGGTTTGGGTATGGATCTTTAAGAAGTTTAGCAGAGAATTTCTGCATTAATTCTTTATATCTTCTATCAGCACTTTCCCACATAGAAGCATTTCCTTTTTTTAAAGAAATATTAGCTACTACTGTATTCCCAGATAATAATTTAGCGTCTGCTTTTTTACCTCCAGTTGTATCTCTACCTACTTCAGTAGCTTTAGTTACATTATCGTAAGTTAATGTTTTATTTTTTCCTTTTAAAACTACAGTAATAGGACCATCTTGAGCATATTCGTTAATATTATTAACAAAAGCAGATTCATTATCTAAACCAGCAGATGCACCACCTTGTCTTTCTTTTGGTTTAACCAAAATAGCAGTACCATCATCTGCTATGATAGCACCTAATGATGAACCTTTAAAGTCTGGGTTGTATTGGTATTTGAGATCATCTACTAATTTATCCATAGTAGCTTGTCTTTCATTACCTTTAGTTAATAAGCGAATTTGTTTACCACTTTTAACAATAATATCATCCTCATCAAATCCAGCGTCTATTAATTTTAATTTAATATCTTCAGCGGATTCATTAATGATGAGAGTTTCTCCTAATCCTACTCCTAAATTATTTAATAATTCATTAAGTAAGAAAATATCTTTCTCATTATTTAAATCAGGGTATCCTTTATCAAATTTGTAAGCAAACTTACGAAAAAATTTATCAAATATATCCATTATGCTTCTTCGGTTGCGGTTTCAGTTTCTGTTTCAGTTTCTGCAGCAGTTTCACTACCTTCACCAGGTGTTGCTACTGTTTCTGCAGTATCTGAGGCTTCTAGTTCACCTTCTGCTCCTTCAACTGGGGCTGTACCATTTCCATATGCTAGCATACGAGCAATTGCTTCAACTGCTCTTTCTTCTTCATTTAAATTGAGTAAATAATATTTTTTACCTTCAACTTTAGCTATCCAACTACGAACAGCCCATATCAAATAAAATATTTCTGTATTGGCTAATACAATTCTAAATGTTGTTGGTTTTGGTGCAACCCATTGAATTTCGGTTACGAAAGTTTCAAATTGATCTGTTAATAAATCAACTAATACTCGTTTCAGTTCAGGAAATTTAAGGAGAACAGGGAATTTTTCAGCATCAAGAGTAATTTCCCCACCTTTGTCTAAATTAATGGTAGATGGCTTGTAAGTTTTTTTTACAAGTATTTCAATTTTATCTCTTAATTCGCTTTTCTTCATTATTTTTTCTGTTTAGCAGTTGGACCTTTACCTCCACCTTTTGCTTTGTAAGAGGCAATAGCACCAGCAATTGCTTTAGCTGCTTTTTCGGATTTACCTTGTTTTTCTATCTTATTAACTAAAGTTTTATATGATTCATTAGTTTCATCTTTAGCTTTCATTTTTTTATCCCAAAATCCTTTTGGTAAACCTTCTTTAATATATGGTTTAAGAATTTTTTTAGCAGCTTCAATGTTACCATCGTTCATAGCTTTTCTAGCTTGTTTGATATTATTTTGATCTTCATCTGATGTATTTGATTTAAGAGCTTTAGCAATTTTAGCAGCTAACATATCTACTTCACCTGCTTCTTCTTCAAATACTGGTTGGTCTACTCCTATGTTATCTAAAGCATCTACTTTATCAATAACATTTACTATAGCATCAATTTCTGGTTCTTTAGTTTCAAAATCAAGGTAGTGTTTAGCACTAGACATCATTTCTTTTGCCTTGATGATTTTTGACTGCCACCAATGTGGAAAATCAACCTCACCTTTACCTTCGAACTCGTCTACCATTTGATAAAGTTCCATAGCATATTTTCCAATACGGTATAGATCGCCTTTGAGCATATGTGGTTCATTGTCTTGATGACCTAAATCCATATCTTCATCAACTTCGCCTTTTGCTTTTTTAATAGCAGCATCGCGAGCAGCCATATAATCATCTGAATCAATGTCTCCATCTTTATCCATATCCTTACCTTTGGCTTCCTTCATTCTCAAATCAGGACCACCTTTACTATAAGGAGCAAATTCATTGTATAAATCTTTTGCCTCTTTACCATAACCCATACCTTCTAAATCTTTTATTATTGATCTAAGTTCAGTTTGTTGAGCTGATCCTCTAGTGTATGCTCTATTATCATCAGACATATAGTAATACCAATCATGGGTTTTCAATTTGTCTTTAAGCATATCAAGAGCATGGGATGCTGTGGCTAATTTTTCTTCTTCTTCATAACGATCGGCGCCAACTTCAACATCCATTTCCTTAACAGGACCCATCAAAGATGATTTAACTAATTCTCTAAGTTTTTCTTTATTCATATCTTCGGTTTGTTTTTTTGCCATATTAGTTGCGCGGCCATACATTACTTTTTCAGCATCTTTTCCATAACGTTTAACAAAGGATCTCTTATTTGTTTTGAGATCCTTTATTGCTTCTTCCCTCTTTTCGAGTTCTGTTTTAGAAAGATTGCGTTCGTTGAGCATTTTATTTAACTTTATCCTCAGCAGTAGATGCTTTTTTATATTCTTTAATCAATTTAGCGATTTCACCTGCTACTTTACGAGCGCGTCCGTGAGCTGCTTTTGATTTACCTTCATGTTCAGTGCAGAATACTTCGTATAATCCATCGATTGCTGCTTTTAATTCTTGAGTGTTCATAATTTTTATTGTTTTATAGATTTAATTATTATTTATTTTAAAATTTTCTTTAACATTGGGAACATGGATTCATTTAAATTTTCTTCCATTCCAATTTCTGCGGCTGATTGTGGGTTGATGCTAGTTACATCTTCTGCACCTTCATCTCCAGAGGCAGCATCAATTACTGCTTCAGCTACACCTTTATCAACAGATGCTACGTGAGTACGTGTAAAGAATGTAATTGTATTACCAATTTGATCTGTTAATTTAGCATCACCTAAAGCTTTAGCAGCGGCTTGTGCTTGGGTTAATGAGTCTTGAACTGCTTTAACATTAGGATCTACTTCAGCCGTTGTTTCAACATCTGTTGTTTCGATTTCAGCACCACCTTCAGGAGTATCAACGGCTACATCCGCTGTTTCTGCATCTACTTCTTCATCAGCTTCTGCTAAAAAATCTTCTTCATTTTCTGGGTTTTGGGCTGTAGTATTAACATTAAGTTCTGCTTCAGCCATAATTGCAGCCTTAATAATTTCTTTTAGTTCTGATTTTTTCATTTTTGTTTTTGATTTTTCTTCTTCAAGAGAGTTTAATTGATCCATAGTTCCTTCAAAACCAGGAATTTCAAATACTACCTCACCTTGAGGAGTAATATATCCAACATAAGCATTTCTGTTAGCGGCGTTGTAAATACTATATTTACCATTTTCCATTTTAATAATGTAAGAACCACCAGCATATTTACCTAAATAATTATCGATAGTAAATCCATTTTCATCTTTCCAATCGTCACCTGGGGTGTTTGGGCCTGCAATAGCATCAAGATCGAATCCTGCTCCTCTAGGATCAGCTTCAACTGAACCTGGGGTGATGGTGTATTTAATTCCTAACTCATCTGTAGTTGAAAATTTATCTGCTACTTGTTGAGCAACCATTTCAACTTGATCTGAGGTGAGACTTGGAGAATCAACTTCATGTAATTTACCTTCTGCTAAGTATTTTTTTAAGTCGAAGTCTTTCATTATTTAATATTTGTTATAAATATGATATAATTTTATGTTTATGACATAAGACCTTTAATTGCTGGGAAGGCATTAGTTACTGCTTCTTCACCTTTGGCAACTGTTTTTAAAGCACCTAATGCACCTTTAAACCAATCTGCTTTTCCTAAACTTTCAACAGCATGAGCTCCATAGCCAGCAGCCATACTAGCAACTACAATAGCATAAATTGCTTTTGTTGTCATATCTAATTTAGCTTTATCTTTGATAAAAAATGCTAAAACACGTTTGATTGGAGCTTGAAATGCTTCTTCATTATCATGAGCCCAATGATGAACTTTTTCAGCAAAATCTTCACCTTTTTTCCAATTTAATTTTTTCATCAATTTACCTGCATATTTGGAAATAAATCCAATAATAGCATTTGATGTTAATACTAAAGCAATACCACCAAGAATTACACCTTCTTCAAGTGGTTCTTTACTATCACCTTGTTTTGCTTTTAATTCTTTCCCTAAAGCAGAAGCAATACCATTAGCGGCAGCCATTAATTCAGCATCAAATGCTTTTTCTTCAGGGCCGTTATCTTCGATTTCTTCTTTAAATAAGATACCTTCAGCTAAATATTTTTTGTAATCGAAATTTGTCATGTTGTTAAGTATATGTTATAAATATATTATTTTTTGTTATATGTACCTTTTTTGTACTCTGCTTTTTCTGTATTTTTTACAAATTGTTTTCCTTTACGGGAACCAGCAGCTTTTTTTCTTGAAGTAGCAGCACGTTCTTTTTTAGATAATGATTGAGCTTTTTTACGAGGTAAACAACGAGTTGTAGCATCTCCTTTTTTCATTGTACCACAAGGACCAGTGATATTACCTTGAGTATCGATACGTACCCAGTCTTCTTTTTTAAACCAGTCACGTAATGATTCAATAATAATTTCATGTAGTCTTTCGTGTGTCATTATTCTTCTCCTTTACGTTCTTGCCATTCGTAAGATACACTATCTTTAACTATAGGACCTCCTTTAGCCCATGTTCTACAAGTACGAGCTGAGTGGCATTTAAAACTATGCATCCAACAATATCCTAATCTACCATCATCATCGGATAATGGACCAGGCATACAATCTTCCATTCTTGGGGAAATATCAAATGCTGCACAATTAGCACATAAAGATTGTTTAGCAGCTTTAACTGTTGTACCCCAATGTTCTGCTAATTCATCCCAATAATCTCCAGGTTCATCAACATTTAAAGGACCATATTTAATATAATCAGCTTTAATAGATGAATCTCTATTTTTGGTGTTAAGTTCTAAATCTTGTGTAGGTAAAGGACAAGCCATAGCGGCTTCATATAATTTTCCTTCTTTAAGATACTGTTTAAGATTAAACATAATTATTTCTTTTTTCCTTTTTTAGGCCATTCAATTTGACCTTTACATACTTTAACACCACGTCCTGAAAGATAGGCAGATGATTTTTCACCTGCTGCTTGGCGAGCAGCTATATATCTTTTTCCTTTTTCACAAAGTTCTTCATTTAATTGCTCACCTAATATTTTAATTTCTTTAAGTTCAGCAATTACTTCTTCTGAGGTGGCTTTGGGATTATTTTCTTTAATAAACTTAATAGTTTCTTTTAAAGTTTTTTCATATTCAGAATCATAGAAATTATCATCATCTTCAACATTA